GATTTAATAACCCTACGAGAAGAAACTACATAGCCATATTCTGTTTCTACAATTTTAGGAAAATAAGAAGAAATCTTTGGTGCATACCTTTTAATTGCCTTAATTGCCTTTTCTACAATACTTAATTCAGATTTAATTAAAACCTTTGAGGCAATAAAGGACGTTCCATGAATCTTGTAAGTGACAGAAATATCATCATGAGGGCTAATCTTAAATGCATTCCTGCGAAGATTTTCAGTGTCAATATGGTAATGAAACTGATTATCAACAATGAGACTTTCCTTTGATACCTTTACTGAAGTGTTGTTTGGACTCTTCTCTTTCACGACATACTTCTCAAGCATCTTAATTCCATTAATAGTATCAAAATACTCTCCTGCATATCTGGAAAGACCTTCACACTTACAAAATTCTTCAATAACATTTGTCGGAACAATGTAACCACAACTCCTTTCTCCACGCAACTTCATGGCTCGAACACGGCAATTCTTCTCAAAGAATCCACACTGCGTTATGTCATCATTGAGGGTCTTTTCCCTAAATGAATTGGTTTCCTTCAAAAAATATTCATTAATCTTGCATTCAACAGGGAAATAGACATAATAATCACCAACCTGCGCATCAGACCCAGTAATAACTTCTTGGAAATCAACGGAAGTTACCTGAAGCCTATCCGCATTAGGATGTTTTTCTATATGCTCAATCTTAATTATCTTACCAAGATAATTAGAATTGCTTTCCTTACTTATTTCAATTAAATTATTCATTTTATTTTCCTTTATCCTCTATCGGGATCATTTCTTTTTAGTTCATAAATCTCAGTAATAATATCAAGAATGTTATTACGTTTATCCATCAATGCGTCCACAATCAAATCAATAGAGGTATTTCTATCAACACTGAATCCTACACAAACTGCTTCAACTAAGGAATATATATTAACATGTAAATCAATATCCTTACCAGTGTTCTTTAGCTTTGAATATTCACTCATTAAAAATCTCCTTCATTACATTGGTAAACTTTAAACCCAAGTCTCCTTGCGAACTCTACCACCTGCGTTCTGTCGTCAATCATTCCAATGATGTTATAATCCTTCTGAATTTTCTCCCACATTTCCGCCTTAACGATTAAATCCTTACGATGGTCCCCCTTTTCTCGCATATAAAGGTTATCCCAATTAAAACCATTTTTAATAAGCCATTCTTCTGTTTGTGGAGCACAAACATTCTCACGACCTGAACAGAAAATAATATTAATGTAATTTTCGTAAATAGAGTTGACTATTGACCTAACTTCGGTGACAACAAGGTCATTCATCACATTCTTATAATCAAAAGGGTTGCGACCATTGCCATTAGCAACTGTTCCATCAATATCTACAACAACACAATCTTTTTTAGTGGCATCATATTCTTCTTTAACAGAACAAATGGCAAGTTCCTTTAATTTATTATTGTATTCTTCAATATCATTAACGATATGTGATTTCTTCAATTGACTAAAATGCCGATATTGTTTTCTTACAATATCTTCCCCAACAGATTTAATTCTATTCTTATCCCTTTCAAGACAATCATTAATATCTACATCAAAAAACCTAAGCTGAAGAGGAACTCCAAAATTCTTATAATGTGAAATATACGACATCTGCAAATTGGTATTATCCACAATAACATCTTTACCAAGTTTTATTGCCTTTCGAACCATTAAGTCAATAAATTCAGAAATGACATTTTCAGTCTGTGTAATCTCAGTTAAATAATAATCCTTCAGATTCTTATCATCATAACCAAAAAGAGTTTTTCTCATTGAATCCCTGCTTACTATAACAGTATCAGGGTTATTATTTACATATTCAAATGCCCAAGTAGACTTTCCTGAGCCTGCGACACCAATTAATATAATTATTTTACTCATATTCTTATTTTGTTACTTTGTAGTTTCAATAACCTTAATATAACAAACTCAAGTTAAATTTCCAAAATTAATCCCAAAGATGTGTATAATATTTACCAAACAATTCTAATCCTTCTTGTATTTTTTCTCTATGTAATTTCATGCCATCCCAGTCATACTTACCATGTGTTTTCCAAACTACAGGTAATGTTCCATTTTCGGTAGGCTCAGGCTTAGCATCAAAATCAATTTCTCCGGGTATGATAGTATACTGCTCTTCCCAATCTAAATCAATTACTTGTTCAAATGACCATATCATTTTATCTAAAATAGCAAACCAATCCTCAAAGCTATGACATTCATGTGTTGAAGGATACCCATGAGTACTTTCTTTAAGTTGTTTTAAAACAGGAAGAATGATTAAAGCAAGAGTATGGTCTGCACTCCATGAGTCCCACGAATCAACTTTAATATATTTGATTCTTTTCTTTTTTGATTCAATCCATTCAAGAACATCACAAATCCAAGTTTTTGCAATCCAATCCCCAAAAGCATCAACCCAATCAGGTTTCTTTGGTAATCCTAATTCATCTTCAACGTCCTTAACCCAGAAGCAAAGCGTTTCTGCGAGCTTATGTGGTCCAAACCATTCGGGGTAATCACCTAAATACACTTTCATAATCTTATTTTTTAATATTTGTAGAAACAAAGGCACCCTTCAAACAAATCACGGCAGCCCATGTTTTTAATGAATAAGGAATTACAATAAAACTCCCAAAAAGAACGTTCCATCCCCAAATCACAGCGATTGGGCCAAAAATAAGAAACAAACCTATTAGAATCGCTATCACACTTCCACCAATAACTTCACCAATAACTTCACTCATAATCTCTCCTTTTAACCTTTTTTAATAGTTTCTAAAACATCCGCCTCATTCTTATCCTTTCTGTTTAATTCTACAACTCTTGGAAGAAATAGGCTGTATGTATCTTTTGTTTTACTTTCAATTAATTCATTATATTTCACAGTAATAATAGTATTGTCATAACAATTACAATCAAAATCATCCCTAAGAATAATGCCTTTTCGAGAATCAGAAGCATCTTTTCGTTTAAATCCTCTTTCAAAATCTGAAAGACCAGAGCCAACATTAACCACGACTCTACGATCAGAAGACTCGCAAATAAATGCCCCAATGCCGCCAATATACTTTCCAGTTCCATGTTCATATCCTCTTATTTTTAATTCACACTCCTTTTCGCCCTTTAGTTTTATTTGATTAGGAGAAGTGTGATTCTTCCAATTGCCATCCTTATTCTTTAATACAGCACCTTCATATCCATTTTTAATTTGTTCCTCATAAAATTCCATTGCTTCTTCAATAGAATTAACTTCCTTTGATTCAATAAGTTTAATTGCTGTAAAATTATCAAACTTAATTTTACCATATTCAATAAGTTTTTCCATACCATGAAATCTCATTGAATATTGTGTATTAAATTCTCCTTTAACCCAATCTTCGTAAGGAACTGAATCCCATAAAACTAATTTCAAATGAGAATCAGTCTCTTTATATTCTTCACGTTTCTTAGAGAGTTCTAATTTAATTTTACTTATTTTTGCTGGTGATATATCACTTCTTATTTTCTTTTCAAGAGATTCAATTGTTTGATTCCTTTTAATGAGCGAATTAATTAATCCATTCCCTTCCTTTCGTGACAATTCTCTATTATCAGGTCCATAAACGAGTAATTCACCATGCAAAACATAATCACCCCATTTAAGTGCATTCTTTATGTGATTCAAATCAAATTCTGTTCCATTCCTTGTAAAGAATTTAATATCTCCGCTTTTAATTACAACATTAACAAATAGACCATCAGCCTTCTGTTGAATAATAGCAGGATATTTAATTCTATCAAGTTTATCTACAAGAGAACAACGCATATATGGAATTGAAGGAATCAAATTAGGCCAAACTTTATTAATAGTTTTTACATTAATACCACAATCCAAATCTCTTTCAATTATCTTTTTTACAACAACTCTATCACTAAAATGTAAAAGCTGAATTTCTTCATGAAGGAGGTCTTTTGCTTCATTGCCTGTATATTTCCTTTCATTCAGATCGTCAAGCACACTAAAAATGGAAATAAGAGAGTTTAAACAATCCATAGAAACAATAGATTTTGCATCTATGTCAATTTTTTTAATATAATAATTAAATAAAGGTGAATAACTATAGATTAAAACATTCTGAAGCAATTCATTATCCTTATATTTTTTAAGTATTTCAATTTTTCCATTGGTTGATGATTCCGAAGAAAGTTCTTTAATTATATCTAATATCATTTTCACGTGTTTAAGTTTATTGAATGATTCAATATACAAATAAAAAGATTAAACCCCAAACCTTTATTCATAAAATTTTCTTCTTTAAGGAAATCGGTCGGGTTCAATGCAACATCATCCCTTTTTGAATGAATACCCCCTTCAGGGTAATGGTCACAATAAGAAATTTTAGGGCAAACAAATCTTTTATTTAAAATATAAGCAAAATGCCAATCCCAACCTGTGCGTGTCATTTTGAGAATAGCCTCTGTATTAAGAAATGAAATGTCTTCTCTATTTAAATAGATTGAAGCTCCTGGAAATGACCTTAAAAAAAATACATCTTCTTTCTCTCCCCTTATTCGCTTTTTATTATATTTCGAATTATAAAGAGTTACAGGCAATCTATATCTATCATATAGTTCTTCTAATTTTTTAAAAAAGGTAGGATCATGAAGAATGTCATTATCATAGCTATAAAAGAAATCATATTTAGATTGTCTTTTAAATTGAACAATTTTATTTAACATGATTTCATCAATGCCTACTTTTTTAGAAGAAGTAATTTTAGAGTGGCTAAATTGTTTTAACCACTCTAAATTGTATTCAGTAGAGCCATCGTCATGAATATGAATATCAGCATATTTAGCCACATTAAACTCTTCAAGAAGTTCCAAACACCTTTGTGTTATTCCTTTCCGATTAAATGTAGTAATAAACAACTCAATCATTAAAACTTACGAATAAATTCCTGTAAAAAAAGGACTCTATCCTCATTTGTTCTACTGATGGATTTATCATCAACTTTAATTTGCTTAACTTGACCAGCAACCCCAATCTTTACGCCATTCTCCAAGAGAACGACTTCATCCATGATGATATTCTTTTTTAGAATTGGATTCTTTTTATTTTCATTTAAAAGAATTACAACAGCATTTGCTACATCATTCACCTTTTCAGAATCATCACCATTAATATAAAAATGATGGTGATGATGTTTCTTTTCTACTACCACGTAATTCGGGCTTAAAATATTTGTTTCTTTATTCCACATAGTTTTATTAAATTAAATCAGCAAAATTTATTTGTTTTTCGTTAGTCCATCCTACAACATCAAGAAGCCTATCTAAAGGTCTCAAGAAACTTAGGAATTGTTTATTATAATCAATAATTTCATGAATTCCAAACTTTTCATCAAAAGAATGTTTAACCGCAAATCTATCATTTTGAAGAACGTTTGGTTCTTTCAATGAAATTATTTTTATTTTATCTGAATCTTTTATTAGCTCATATTCCTTTTCTAAATTATTTTGTTTAATAAAATTATTATAAACCAGAGAAGCCTTAACATTCGCAGTAGCACCTTTCGCGTATAGTCCTTCGTCAAACTCTCCTGCTTTATACTTTTCTAAGCCATAAACACCACTTAAATTTGCGATGTCTTCTAATGGTAAGTTAACAAATTCTTTCTTAAATTCCAAAACGAACTTTTGCAATTGTTCTTCATCACCTTTCAAAATTATTTCAATAGCTTTAAAAAGCTTGTCCTTAATTGCAATTGGCGTAGATGATTGTATAATCTCAAGACCTTTAATTATAATCTCAGGCTCTTCATAACGATAACCTTCATTATCATAACAAAGCATACCATATCGCTTCTTTGCTGTGATAATCATCTTCCCAATAATTTTCTCTCTTTTAAAATTAATTTTATTTAAATAAAAATTGTTATAATCAGAAAATTTATTGAATGCCTTTTTAATTTCTGGATCAATTTTATTAGAATAAAAGTCATCAAGGAAATCAACGAAATTTTCAGGCATTTCCCTTTCTACAACTTCCTTCAATTCTATCCCACAGCTATCAGTATCAGAGAAAATTACATAATCTGTTCGTTCTTTATTTCCTAAATAACCATGAAGATAATCATTAATCGTTTTATCAGAAAGCTGAATTATCGTCTGACCTGTTACCGTTATTGCTTCAGCTATATCAATATCATAAAATCTAAAATTAGCTGAAGAGAAGCAACCATAAGCCGAATTAATGAAAATCTTTAAAGCATATTGAAAAACATCATATTTTGCTATAAGGTTTTCATTTTCAGGATTATTTTCCTTTTTCAACGCCTTCATCTTATTTTTGTAATCCTTTCTTTGTTCAAAAATAGAACCAACAAGATGACTGAGAACCCCTTCTTTACTTCTATCAAATAAACATCCATTAGATGCTAAACAATAATTAGCTTCTTCGAGCCATTTATTGTTTTGTGTCATATTTAAAACACTTTCTTCATTTACATCTATTTTTTTAACAAAAGTCTCAGGACTAAGATTTAAAGAAACAATAATTGATGGATATAGAGATTCAGCATCTGTAGTCACGACATATTCACCAAAACCCTTTCTTGCGTCCTTGACCCTACCACCTCTATTCTGCTCAAGTTTCTCATTATTCTTCCTTCGTGGAACAATTGTCTTATGATTATCAATCAGATATGAATAAATTAAAACATCCCACGGTACAATCGTTCCAAAACAATCTTCATACATCGTCTTAGACAAATACGCAATATTTATTCCTAAATCAATAAGTTTAAGCTTATCAACCAATTTATCAACGAGAAAAACATCCTGCTGATTATAACGAATGAACTTATCATAATCAGTTTTATATAAATTATGTAATGAACCTTCTACACTATAATCTAATTTCTTTTCACCAACTTCAATATTAGCAATGTTATTCAATGCCATACTTCCATTATATTGATTAAACTTAGCATACAATCTCATCATATCCATGTCGGAAACACCTGCAATATCATAAATGTCGTATTCTTCCATCCTATTGGTTTTCCGATTCTTTACATTTTTATGAATCATTTTTGGTTGAATATTAAATGGAGATAACAATTTAAGCCACGCTTTATTGTATTTCCTCTCTATTCTTGAACAAAGATATGGAATATCAAATCGTGTTCCGTTCCAATGTGTAAATACATCGGCATCGCAATCTCTAACATATTTACAAAATTTATGTAAAAGTTCTTCTTCAGAAAAACATCTTTCGTAATTAATGACAGTATCATCAAGGCATTCCTTAATTCCAAATGTCTTATAATGTCGTTTTCCTTTAAAGAGAAGTGATGTGGAAATGCTAATGACTTCTTCTACTGGATTTCTATAATCAGGAAACCCACGCTCGGATGTGGTTTCTATATCAAAATTAAATATCTTTATATATTTTTGATTATATTCAATATCATTTTTGAAATTGTCTACAATAAAAGTATATGTTAAATCCTTTTTACTGACATATTTACCTCCAACGCCTAAACCATAACAAGTGTTATTTGAATTAAATTCTTTTATTTCTTCAAAATTATCAAAGGTCAAACGTTCCAATGTCTGCCCTTCAAATCCTTTATATTCACCTCTATTGGATTCCACAAACAAAAAGGGTTTAAACGGAATGGTTCCCTTTATTGGGGAACCATCATCCTTATAACCTTTCACATAAATTTTATTACCTATATAAGACAAATTAGTGTAAAACCAACTCATATATCTCCTTCGTTTATTATTTCAATATCTTCATTCTCTATTTCAATTTCAGGAATATCATCAAGATTCTTAATGGAAGCAGGTGTATAAATGATAGCAAAATCATTTTGAGATTTATCCCACTTGACAGAAAATTTACTAACAATTCCAGTATCTACAAATTCCTCCTTAAACATCCTTTTAAGTAAAAATTTAACGTGCATCCTCTTAAATATATTCATCTTTTTCTTATTTTCCAAATGTTAAATACCCTGAATGAGATTTTCTCTATCAAGAACATTTCTACGTTCTCTAAATCTCTTACCACAATTTAAACAAACAAAGGTTGGGAATGCCGATACTGATGTGTAAAATAATTTATCAGTTTTATCCACATCTTCTGAACCACAACAAGGGCAGGTAATATTTAAATTTATTTCAGAATACACCTGTATATTTGGATGTGATTTATCAAATGCCCTTAATTTCAGATAAAGGTTTTCTAAAATTATAACATCATTACAATTATAATCAATCATAGTCTTTACACATTCTTCATCATAATTCAGAAAACCACGCCATGTGGCGAAACCATTATTATCTGTTTTCCCTTCAATCCCTAAATATTTACAAAGAGAATCTAAAGCATTTGAAGGAAATTTAAAATTGTTTCTAGCAATACGTAAAGTATCAATAATTCTATACGGTGACGGTGGTGTCATATTATGATAAGCCAGTCGTGCGTTAATGAAAGGAATATCAAACCCATAAGCATTATGTGCTATAACCAAATCAGCAGAATCTAAAAGTGAATACAATTCCTTTACCAATCGCTCATCATTTTCTTTTTTTACTTCCTTTTCTTCAAGAAAACCAAAAATTATATTATCATCACCAAGCCATTTAGCTGAGTACGTCAAAATATGCGATTCAGAAACCACTTGTTCTTGGTAAATGTTAGTCTTCCATCGCTTCCAAAAATAACCAAGAGATGGAGAAGTTTCAATATCAATTATTAATATCTTCGCCTTTGATAATATATTCAGCGGTTCGGGTTTATTTAATGATTTTAAAAAATCATTAATTGTACTTTTTCTCGTTGCAGAACCAAAAACTCTCTTTGCTATTTGTCTACTGCTTAAACCCTTTTGATTTAATTGAGAAATTTTTAGTTTTTCCTTTTCAGTTAATCGTGCCATTTGTTTTTATTAATGGGTTATATCATCAAAAATGATGGGCATTTCCTTTTTAAATTTTTCTAATAGAGGGATTGTAATTCTTCTCATTTCTGGATGAGCAGCAGGTGCTGTTCTCAATTCAAAGAAATTATACCAAGACCTGAGATTAGTTTTCATCACAAGTTCAGTTTTCAAACAAAGCGGGAGGATGGCTCTAGCGTCCTGAGGTTTTCCTATTTTTTCTTCTATATATTGGCAGTATAATGTTTCAGCCTCCTGTAGATGTCCTACAAAGATAGCCCTCTGTCCATCAGGTAAACTTAATACCCACTCAGGCTCAATAAACTCCATCTCTCGGTTCTTGTATGATACATATCTAGTACTCTCCTGTGCATATGATGCGATTCTATGTCTTACTATTTCATTTGCAATTCCCCTGTCTGTAATGAACCTTACAGTAACATCAACAAATTCAAGCATAGCAAAATGACCACGATTTACAAGATTACCAACAAGTCTTTCAGCAGAACCATCACTAATCTTATCCTCTGATTTATAACAAGTTCTTGCAGATAATTCAATTGTCTTCAAATCGCCAGAAATGTTTATAATTTCCGCACTTGGTTTAATTAATTTCATTTTTCATTTCATTTAAAATTGATATTCCCCTTTCTGTAAGGTATGTTCCACCTCTCGTGTTTCCACCTTGATACGAAACACATATTTCATCATCATGAAGACATTTAAGTTTATTCAATCTCTTCCAAGCAGTTTTATATGTAATTCCAATTATTTTAGAAGCCATATTAATACTCCCCTCCAATTTAATGGCTTCTAAAAGTTCTATATAATTTTTAATGTTCTTATTCATTCTTGAAATATGTAGATTTATATTTATTAAATTCATATTTCTTTGAAAGAATATAATTATGCCTTTCTTTATAAGGAATCACATCAATTTTTTCTTTCATAACTTCATTTAAAATATCTTTATTCACAATTTTAAGAAGGTTCCAATTCTCAAGAAGAGATGCAATTTTATCTCTTCTCCCTTTATCATTTTCATTAAATGTGCTTGGCTGATTATTAAGGAGATACATTTCCTTAAAATGAATTAAATAAAATTTTCCTGCTTTTTTAAAGAGATGACAACTCTGATAAAGTTCATTTCTCTTATTTGAAAGAATTCCCATTCTACGAAGTGTCTCTCGCACTTTAGGAATATTTTCCTCTGTCACTTCTACTTCTATAAACGTATTTAATACTATTGATTCGTCTATCATTACTGCACTCCACCTTTATTATTTAAATAATTATTTATTTTTTTTAAATCATCCTTTTTTAATAATTTAAGAGCATCCTTTGCCTTTTCTCTATTACATTCATAGTATTCAATCACAAGAGAAATTTTCTTTTCCTCAGCTTCATCTTTCTTTGAACCCTTACTAAATCTCTTCCTCTTTCTTAAAATAGAGTGTAAAAATAAAAAATGCTCATACTTACCTAATGGTTTCTTAAAACTATTTATTTCGTTAACAATAAAAATAGAATCCTCAAAACGACTGAGAATAGTCATCGTTAGAAAGGGATTATAAAATTCTTCTATCTCTTCTCTTGTGAATTTTATATCACTCTCATTAGAAATACAATTAATAAAATCAAATGGATTCATATTACTTAAAATTAATTTCAATCATAACATCCGTAAGAAAACTCATTACGTTTATTCTTTTATTTATAACGAAAGATTCTTTAAAATCATAATCATTCATTAACTTTATTAAAACGGGAAGACTATCATTAGAAATTAGTTCAAACCGTTTAGAAAATTCATCACTCAATGAATGGAAATCTATTTCAGTTTCTTCTACAAAATTACGCATCTCATTGAATTTCTTTCCTTTAATCACAGAAAACAACTTATCAATTTCATATTCCTTTTTACCTAAAATACTAACATCTATAACGCCATCACTACTATAAAATTGAAGCATATTTAATGCCTTTCTCATATCAGGAAAAAAATTAAATAAGAATTTTTTAACAACTTCTTTGTCGTAGTCAACACCTTCTTTATCTAAAATGTCAAATACACTCTTTAGGAATTTGATGAAAAGTTCTTTCTTGTCATCTTTCTTATCTAAATCAAATTTAATTTCATTAAATCTACTTCTAAGCGCAGGGAAAAGTTTATTGGGGTGATTAGTAGTTAATATAAAACCACAATTAGAAGAATATTCTTCTATAAAAGAATTAAATCCCTGACTAAATTGGTCAGACATTCTTTCTGCTTCATCAATTATAATTAATTTTCTTTTAGTTCCTTCTAAGCTTAATGAAGAAGCAAACTGTGGAATTGAATACCGAAGAGTGTCAATTCCACAGTTACTACCATTAATGAACATGCATTCCATTCCAAGTTCTTCAGCCAATGCACGAGCAACTGTAGTCTTTCCACTGCCTGGTTTTCCAAACAAAAGTAAATTGGTTATATCACCTTTCTTTATATTACTTTTAATTTGTTTTTTTGTGACATCTGTCAATACAATGTCGTCAATCTTAGATGGTCGGTACTTCTCAACCCAATTATAAAGTTCTTTCATTTCAATAAAGTTTTTTCATTCGTTTTTTTGTTAAAATAACTTCCCAATGACCTTTCCGTTTTTCCACTTCGTATGTATAATGTTTATTGGATTCTTTAGTCTTTTCCTTTTTACATAAGATATCACAACAATCTTTCAAGATTTTTTCCTTAATTCTCTCATAAATTATATCTAAATCCTTTTCTCGTAAATACATCATTCACCTCCCTTTATTCCCTTTTGTGTGTTGTAATAAGCACCAATTGCCATTCTACGCCTTTCCTCTTCTGACTTTCCTTCAAATTTAGGATTATCGGATTTAACAAAATCTTCAATCCATTTTTTAATTGGAGTCTTTGTCGTTAAATCTTCGTCTATTTTTTCCATTTTAATTAGGGTTTCGTAAAGCTACAAAATATTTGATATGAGTTTCACCAAGACTTTCTAAAATGAGGGCACTTCTTCCTGATGCAATTTGACCAATGTTTACAGTGTAAGAATCATTCATCAACATAAAACAATCAATGGATGATAAAAATTCAAACTTATAATCACTTTCTTTTTCTATTTCAAAGTTATATTGCGTGGAACTATCATTTGTATTAAAAATGCTGATAGTTATCTTTTCTCCATCACCCTTAATAATAACATCTTCGTTCTTTAAAACGCTTGCAATCTTTTTAATTTTATCTAATTGCACCTTTTCTAAAATGAACGTTTCATCTATTTTCTTCACTTCAAGAACATTAGCGTTAGGAAATGCAACGATATTAGAATCACAATAACTATATCTAATACTATTTCCACCTTCTGTGATGGTTAAATAATTATCAAGAAATTCAATTTCAGGGTCCTCAAAGTTCCCAATAATCTGTAAAAGCTGTTTAAGATCAAAAATTGCACACTCTTTTGGAAATTCTTCCTCCACTTCAGCGGAAACAAGAATTGATTTAACTGGAACAATCTTTGAACCTTCTCTTCTTGCATTAGTAGTTGCAACTAAATTTCCCGGCTGAAAGAGAAAGGTAGGATTCATACTAATGAATGTGCTTAAAATGTTCAATGTTTTTTTTGTGATTTTCATAGTTTTATTTTTTAATTAATGGTCCAGACGGATTTACTAAATATTCTTCTTTAATTTCGTTTTGTAGAACTGAAATGTCCATAAGATTTCCTTGAAAGATGTATGTTCCAACGTGGAATAATTTAATCCAAGGAAAAGCAAATACGTTTAATCCGACATCTTTAGCATACTTCAAGAAAGAATAATCCTCCGAAAGTAATCTATTACTCTCTTTGTCAACTCTAACATCAAAAAGGTTATAGATTTGCCTAGAGCCATCAAACCCTTCCGTTCTTACATGGTCTGGCTTATATTTTAATTGAGGATTCTTTCTACGAATTTTATTAACACTTTCTTTAGATATTAACATGAATCCAGTTCCAACTTCAGATACTAAAATTGGTTTATCTATTTTAAAAGAACCAGAACCAATTGGATTAAAAACTAAATCGCCTGCATATTTAAGAATTGATTCAGGATTTTCATCACACAATCCAGCCTTCACAGCCGCAACCATTTTATCAGTCGCTAATGTCTTCTTAGGATAAAGACCACCAACGATATGCATTTCTTTCTTTGTCACAGGGTCTTTCTCATCACAATATGCCAATAAACTTAAAACATCATATGGATTAAAAGCAATATCAGCATCAATCCACATGATATGCGTGCAATCACTGTCCAAAAACGATTGCATTAGATAGTTTCTTGCCCTATTGATAAGAGACTCATTGAAAAGGTATTTTGTCTTTACATTAAGACCAATTTTCTGTGAGAGAATCATCAAGGAAGAAATTGCATCAGTGAAAAGACCTTCACATTTACCGCCATACATTGGCGTTGCAATCATAAGACTTTTTCCTTTAAGGCGTTGCTTTAACACATCAACCTCCTGTTGCTTCTTCACATCGGGAGTTTTTTCTTCTTGTTTAATATTAAATTTTTTACTCATTGTCTTTTTTCTTTGTTGTTATAATATAAGAAATATATCTTAATTTTCCAAATCTAAACATTCATCATCAACATAAATAGGCGTTTGTTCACCAACATATGACCCTCTTACGTTAAAATTAAAATGTTCTAATGCATCTTCGTGTGTCATACCTTCCTTTATTAAAATTTCAATACATTTAGAAACGCTATAAACAATTCTCATTGAGTTTGCTTCTATTCCAATAATTGCTTCATCAAAACCGTCTGCTTGAAGAAACGTCTCATCAGGGTATGCTTCAGTTATTGTCGTTATTTTCATTGGTTGTTTTCCGTTTTCTAGGTTTTCGTTTCTTTAATTTTACATTTTCTGCTTTCAACTTTTCATTCTCTTCTTTGAGTTCCTGCACCTTTCCAAGGATGCCATCAAAGGACTGCCACCACTCTAAATTATTTTCTTCCATAAATCATAACTCCTTTATTTAAATCAATTCCACTCATATGAATGTCTTTAAAATTGTTCTCTTTAATGTTATTAAAAACTTCTTTCATCACAACTTCAGGCACATAAACAAATAAAATTCCTCCTTCTTTCAAAGAAATATGCCAATGAGAAATTACCTCATTTATATCAGGAATCTCCTGAAGAAGATAACTACTATAAATGTAATCATAATCTTTCCAAGGTAAATAAATTGCCTCTTCTTCTAAATACATATTCAAATTAACGGAAATAGAACCAGGAAAGGCGTGTTCCTTCCCTCCTGGACCCACATCTACGCCCCTTCCCTTACACACCCTTTTAGCATAAGGAATGGCATATTTTGACATGTTTTCATCTTTACTCATATTGGTAATTTTACTTTTTTTTGAATCTCCTTTAATCGTTTCTCACTAATTTCTATATAATCATTATTTATCTCAAAACCAAGATAATTTCTATTGTTCACGATAGAAACAACTCCTGTTGTTCCTGCTCCATTAAAAGGATCTAATATAATTCCATTTTCTGGACAACCAGCAAGAACACAAGGTTCTATAAGTTCTGTAGGAAATGTAGCAAAATGTGCCTCTTTAAATGGTTTTACATTCACATTCCACACAGAACGTTTATTTCGTTTTCCATCTTGTCGTGTTAAATTAGAGGAAATTCCTTTTCCATGTACAACTCGCTGAGTTCCATTTCTTTTTTCATCTCCAACAATAACATTTCCTGCTGTCGCACCTGATGCTTTCCTTTCTGCCCATGTTACTCCAGGCTTCGTTTTTGCATTTTCTTCAATAGCCTTTGCATCATAATAATATTTTTTATTTTTACTTAAAAGGAAAATATATTCATGTGCCTTTGTGCAACGGTCTTTAACTGCTTCTGGCATAGGATTTTCCTTTGCCCATATAATATCTTGCCTTAAATACCATCCGCTTTCTCTTAGGGCAAAGGCAACCATCCAAGGAATGCCAATGATATCCTTTTGTTTAATCCCCTGAAATATCCTTTTAGTGACG